TCTGAAGATCTTGTTTCATAAAGGTCTGCAAGAGCATCAGTTAGAGGGTCCACTCTGGACCTAAGGGTTGATGGAGGATTATATATAGATCTTAGAACTTTGTACCTGCCGGACAATTCTTCCCTGCTCATCTCCAAGTCTGCTCCAACAAGCATCCCATTTCTAGAAAAATTATTCCTTATAAGCTGAGCAAATGAAAAAGAGTTGTCTCCTGGTCTGTAAGGTGGGGCTAGAGTTGTACAGGTGAAATTTTTCCCGACATTATTTTTAATATTATTTATGAAAGTAGACAAGGGCAACTCAGAATGCTTTAGAGAATCTTCGAAAGTGTCCTTGAACCAAGGATATAATAGTTTGAAGTACTCTATCAAGTCAGAAACTTCAGAATCAGGCATCTGTATTACATCATGATAAGCGTTCTCTTTAGAGAACCACTGATGCCTACAAACATCGAGTATGTTGAATCCAGCTTGAGTCCTCTGAGTGGTGAACTTCATTACTTGCAACTTACAGGCTCTTTGTTCACATCTTATGAGTCTGGCATTTTTCATTTCAGAAACTCTATACAAAGCTTGGTCATACGTCTTCTTAAGAGGATATAGGAGTGACTGCATGTTAATATATGTGTTTGATTCTGGCTTTTTTATTATGATTCTTTTGGACATCATAGTATCTATAAGGTTCAAGAGAGAAAACTTTTCCTTGTAATGATGAAGCCCCTCTGCTTTGTTTTTCACTTCAACAACATCCTCTTCTTTGTCTAAGACTGATAGGCATGCTGAATCTAAGATGTAAACTGCAGAATGCATCATTCTAACACCTGTCTCAAATGAGAAAGTACTAGCTGCATCATGAGAATACATCTTTAGATATATTGCCCTGTTTAGCTCAACTGGGGTGACTGGATCTCGAAAGTAAGATTCAGGGGGTATGATTTCTTTCAATTTTTTGTTCTTCAAAAGGCTATAGTTATTTCTATTTAAAAACTTTGTGTACCCTTCTCTTGAGCCCATTCTAATTATTATAGCCAAGTCAATTGAACCAAACTCGTTCAAAATCGCATTTCTCTTTGAAAATATTCCATAGACCATTGCTTTAGTTCTGTCGCTAGATTCCATGTGCAAATAGTTAGCGAATCTGGTTCCAAATAGACCACAAAGGACGTCTGGTTCAAAGGTAAAGAATCCAAATTGAGTCAAAGGATATTCTTTCAATCTAGCTCGATACTCAGGAAATTTCTCAGATATTCCGCTACCAAAGCATTGATAATGTGCATAAGCCTGGCAAATTTGAATCCTAGATATGAGGCCAAAAGAACCTCCATTTGATAGTAGTTGCATTCTAAGATTCCCCCATATGTCAAGCCTTCCTGATATTGAATCTGACACTTTTGGTGTTACTGCAGCATAAACAAACTTGAGTATAGGGCTAATCAAAGTGTTTTTCACGATAAAAAGCGAATTGAATTCCACTTTTCCTGAAAAGTCATCCATGTCGCTCTTTTCAG